TTACCTTTAGATCTTACCGGACCACTAAAGCTTGTATTAGCCATTGTTTTTCTCCTTGGTTGTATAAACCATTCGTTGTACCGTCTTTATACCGTCTGCCTAGCCAGTCTGCACAACTATTTTACTAGGTTGTTAAATGTGGGGCCGAAGCCCCACAAGTCAAGAGTGTATTATGCTCCTGGAGAACCGAAAATACCTCTCCAGTCAGACCAGCCGAAGCTGTATCTTTCTCTGGCTTTGTATTTAACGTTTCCAGTTTCAAAATCGCCTTCCATTTTAGTAGAAATAGCGGCTCTTTGGAAATGTTTTAATCCATTTGGAGCATCAGTTTTAATAAAGAATGCATCTGTATCAGTTAAGTAGTTATTAACTACATAACCTTGAGGAATCATTCCCATGCTCGCAACTGCATTTGTATCGTTATCCGCAGTTCCAACTCTTTGGCTAGACTTCATAAGTCTTTCAGCAGTGAATTGAAGATTTACTGGAATAATTAGTTTCATACCATTGAGAGCGACTTTTAAGCCTCTATCATCAGTAATTCCAGCAATGTCAATTAATGCTTGCTCAAGAGATGTCTCATTAAGGTCTGCAGCAGTTGATAGTTCGTTTTTAATGTTTCCGCCAGTTGATGGGTGAGCAGTAGAAAATAATTCTACGCCGTCTCCACCTGTGTAAGAGCTACTAAAACCGTTATTTAAAACGTTAGCTGCTTTTACTTGTTTAGCGTTACTCATTGAACGAGCAAGTGCCTTAGTATAACGAGAACTGATTTTGTCGTAAAGGTTATCCTCTACGGCTTCCTCAGTGATTGCAAAAGCAAGTGCTATAGTTTCGTGAGTATAGCGAGCAGTAAAAGATTCACTAGCGTCATCAAATGCAACGCCTGTGCCTTCTGGTTTTACTGAAGCTGTACCGAAACCGGATAACATTACTTCTTCTTCAAAAGCACGATCAGAACTTTCTGTATCGAAAATTTCTGCGTGCTGGTTTTCATATCGGTCGTATTCCAAACCAAACAGAGCGTTAAGGCCCGGCTCAAGTTCTTTGACCAATTGTGATCTAGATATTGCCATTTATATGCTCCTATTACGCTAAAGTTGCACTCTGTAAGAAGAAATGCAGGTCTTGTGATGGAACAACATATGCGTTAGCATTTGCTGTACTTGTATCACTGTTGTTTGGATCTTTAGATATCCCAATTTGTTTCCATTGCCCTGTGGTAGCATTTGATGAAGTATCAATTTCCTGTGTTGATCTACCAGTATAAGTGCTTCCACCTACGCCTACTAAATCAAAACCAGCAAAATTTAATGCTTCAGTTCCTGTTCCATCATGTTGGCCTTCAAAAATAATTTGGGGATCGTCGAAAACATAAGCTTCAATATCCGAAGCATTTGTGCTTGCTGGATAGTATTTAGCCCATGTTGGTTTACCTGTAGTGGGGTCCGTGTACTGACAACCATTAAAAACACCTAGAAAAATAGCATTAGCTGCTACTGTTTCTATAGTACCTGCAGTTTTATGCGATACCATCTGACCTTGATAAAGGGCAGTGTCATAGTTAGTTGTAATTCTGTACGTGTTATTACGGATTTCGCCACCAGTAAGATGTCTTACGGGTCTAAACCCGAAAGCTGCGTCTTGGTTAGCCATCGTATTTTCCTTTTTTTAAAGGGTTAAGTTTTTAATTCGATGGACAGAAGAGCTAAAAAATTATTTCTTCCGGTTACCACCGAAGGTTACACGACTTTGCCTATCTGGTTTAGAGATTGGCATGCTAGGGTGTTGTTCCTTTAATAAATCGTTTGCCATGGCTTCCTCTTTATCTCTCGCTTGTTGCGTGAAATATTCAATTCTTTCATGTACGATCTCTTCCGGGATCTTAGCTAGCATTAAACCACCAACTCCTATTACACCTTTATATTTTCCATCCTGTATACTTGGATATTCGTCTTCGTAAGAATCTGCTCTTACTAATTCGAAGCCTTCTCTTAATCTAGCTGAAAGATTTTTATTATCTTCTAGCCCTAAAGTTTCAGCTCTTATCCATCTGTGTTTAAACCCAGCGGGTGCAGGTGGTGCATCTAGGGATGACGGGGGTGCCCATGGTTTCCTACGAGTCGTTTTCTCGCGGGATTGGACAGCGCGTGGAGTCTTACTTGTAACTTTTAATATTTTATTCATATGCCTACTCCTTCACGTATTTCGCATATTCTTCAAGTGGCACACCTAATTTTTTAGCAATTGCTACTTGAGATGGCGTGAGTCTCACTGTTTTGCGCCCAGTTCTTGTGGTCCTATTTGCAGAGGCAACAGTTTGAGCGGGTTTGTTGCTTCCTTGGACTTCTCCTCCCTCATTAAATTTATGAGGAAACTCGTTTCGAAGCCTTTTGTCAATTTCTTCGTAGTACTCATCGGTCGAAGGATTATATCCTTCTTCCTCCACAAGTTTCTTGTGAATACCAAACGAAGCATATGTCATAGCTTCATCTTTACCAAACCACTCATTTTTTTCCGCCCATGCTTCCGCTTTTGGGTCCGGTGGAGCAGCTTGTGGTTGTTGTACATTACTTTGTACAGGTTGTTGTATTGTCTGTCCAGCATTTTCTTGAGATTTTTCGTATAATTTTCTTTGCTCTTCTGTAGCATTTATACGTTCTTGCTCAATAGCTAGTCTTGCTAATGCTTGATTTGCTGCGACTTGTGCATCTACATCGCCGGCTGATACTGCTTGTTTTAATGTAGCTTTTGCTGATTCTAGTTCTGATTTTACACGAGTTGAAAACTCATTGACATAACCATCATCAAGTTTAGTAAACTTTGTTTGTAAATCATCGCGTTCTTTTTTTACTTGTTCTGCAAAACTAAGGGCTTCTTTTTCTCTACGTTCTGCTTCACGAATTTTATAGGTTAATCTATCAATACGTTTTTTGACACCATCACTATACTCTTCGCGTTCATCTTTTTTTTCTTCCTTAACTTCTTTTTCTTCTTTAACTTCTACTTTAGGTTCATCTTTTTTAGTTTCAACCTCTTTAGTATTAGCTTTAGAATCGTCTAATTCAACATCAACAGAATTTCCAGTTGTATCTAAATCAACCATTGGTGTTGTTGCTTCTTTTAATGTTTCTTGTGCTTCGGGCATGGTTTCCTCTCCGTCTTAAACGGTTAGTGCGTGTAAAATATCTTCTGGATCATCTAATGTTCCTAATATTTCATCATCGTTTAGTATACGTAATTCTCCTCCATCAATGTTAAGACGAGAACCAGCGTAACGTGCAAATAAAACCCAGTCATTTTTCTTGCACCAAGGTCCATTAGGAAATTTTTCTTCGTCTTTATAAGCATCGGGTCCAATTTCCATAACTAATCCACAATTAGTTGCAATTTGAGATTCTGTTATTGTTTTATCTGATAAAATAATTCCACCTTTTGTTTTTTCTTTAGCTTTGTAAGGTAGAACAATAATACGCCAACCAGTTGGTTTAGGCATTTTTGCTTTTTCTAGTGACTTTTTTGTTTTATTTTTTTTCTTCTCTTTTTCTTCTTTTTTTCTTTGCAACACACGAGCTTCAGCTACATGTGTAGGTAATATAAGTGTATTAGTCATTTTGCTCCTGTTTCTTTAGCAGGTCCGAGAGTTCCTGTTCTATGTAATTTAAAGTATCTAGTTGACCTAAATGATTTTGATAATCATTCCAATCTTTTACTTGATTAGTAATTATTATCTCAGTTAGTTGGGTTTGTCTAGTCCTAATTACTCTAAATAGCTTTTCAGCTAAATATACTGCATCCATTTATTTCTTTTTTATTAATCCCATTGCACCTTTTCCAGCCTTAATGCCAAAGCTTGCTGAGCAAGCAATATATAAAAGATGTTTGTAATAAT